TAGTAGCCCTGCATAACGCCTTCATATTCCTTAACTGGCACACCCTTAATCTTTTCATTGGAATGCTTGTTTGCTACACAATAAGTACCACCATTGATTGCAGAAATAATTCTGTCATCTACGATTTTTAACTCTGCAAGTGCCTTGTGAATTGTCATCTTTTCTGTTGTCATAATGTTCTCTCCTTTTTAACTTTGAATTTTAAACTTTATATTTTAGGCTATCGCCTTGTTACACTTATATATTCTCTATTTCGATTTAAAAGAATTTCGAATTTACGTTTTTACAGTTCAATGCCTTCCATAGCTGCCCTATCAGCTAATACAGTCATATAATTAACCATATATTCAAACTGATTATTGTATGTATTTCTTGGACAAGTAGGAGTAAAATCTAATTCTCCATTATCCCATTTATCAAGTATCTTCTTCAATCCATTTACTCGAATCTCTAACTGATAATACTCAGCTTTAAACCTTTCCTTATAGTCGTTGCTATTCATCATTTCTACTGTATCTTTTAATGTCATTTTAATTACCTCCACTTTAATATTCTCCAAATATAATTACCATCTGCTTGTATATCTACTATCTATAAATAACTCTTCCTTTGGTCTTGGATTCATTAAGTCACTGCTACTTAATTTAAGATGATCACCATAATATCCACTCCACGAACCACAACCTCTTACATTTACCTCTCCATCAAAACAGATACGAGTAATTCTATAAGCAGGGTGCTGACAACATTGCCAGTAGCTGATTTTGAAACAGTTGTCCGTATTTACATTCTCTAAATGTTTTGGTATAGAATCCCAAATCTCACACTCGTCATTGATTTGTTTTAATGTATATCCATGTCTAAGCATCACATTAGCTCTCTCAATTCTTTTGTGTCTTGTTTCACAAGCTAAAGCATCATCAGGTGTGTCAAATAATTTTCCACATTCAGAACATTTATATTTAATTACTTTCTCCAAAATTTCACCTCCTCGCAAGAAAATCGAAAATTCTTGTGCTATTCTTCGTTATAATACTGAGCTAGTGATTCTCCATACCACTCCCAGTTATCAACTCCACCTGCTTCTAATGCACTTAATTTTCTATCTCTATCAAGTAAATCCTCATACTCTTCTTTGCTAATAGTCTTATTAGAGTCTTTAACCTTGACAGAATTGTTACCAATTAAATTACATAACTGTGTTGTTGCATCCTTAACCTGTCCAATTACTTCATTTCTTATAGAACTATACAAATTTTCATATAGATTCTCGCTCACTTCGCATTTAATAATATTCTGTAATGAACTGAGACGTTCTGGATTTTTAGATAACTGATTTTCTACATAATAATTTATCAGCGTATTTATCACCGACTTCTTTGATAATCGAATCATAAACTCTTTCCTTGATTTCATTTTTTATCTCGTCTTTTAATTCTCTTTCGTCACTGTATGTAAGTTCTATCTTTGATTTAATTTCACTCTTTATCTGATTGATAGCATTATCTTTTGCAGCATCAAAATTCATTTCTTCCAATTCTCTAATAACACCTTGTTTAATTCCTTCAAACACCTCTTCAAAATCGAATTCAAATTTTAGTGGTGTACTCATCAATATCCTCCTTATTCGTAAGTATTACTTTACTTGCATATTTCACAACATTTTCACTTGTTTCGTTATCATCTAAATATTCTCTGTAAGCATCTTCACAATGCGCACCTTCGCACCAATAATATCCATTTGGTGTAATGCACGATTTATGTTCCCCATAATCGGTTGCTGAACAATATTTACACAAACTTTCCTCGTCAGATAACTCATCAAAAGTCTTTAACATATACACCTCCTAGATTCACAATTTACATTTTGTTTACAGTTATATATTCTCTACTTTTCAGAAGATTTCTTTAGCTCTACTAATGCATCATCCAAATCCTTAACTGTATGAATAGCTTCCTTCATACTATTCATACCAGCAACAGCACTTGAAAAAGCCTTAATACTTTCAAATTCCATCTCTGAAATAGTTTTTAAAACATCAACTAATTTCATATCACCAATTCCAGATACCTTTGCTGCATTTTCAATTGTTTCTTCTTCATTGACAAGTAAATCAATAAACTGTCTTACTTTATTATTCTCCATCGTTTCAATCTCCTTTATATGTTCTTTTATTTTTTGTTTTCCTACATGACTTGGATACCCAGAATATGAAAGTGCCTTATTTATCCACCACAATGTCTGTTCATCTACATCATCATATTTTTTCATCTCTTCTACTAAATTTCCGATATGTAACACCTCATTTCGTTTCTCTCCAACTAATACTGTAATATGGTTCATTGTACTGAGTACCAGTTTCAACTTTATAACCAAGTTCCTCTAATTTCTTTCGTGTTTCAGGTTTTAAACAGCCATCTTCACTGATTGAAAATTTGCCATCTGCAATTGCATCTCTAATCAATTTTGATAACTCTGCTAATTGCTGTGTAGTGTAACTATCAATTGCATTGTTTGTCATTTTATTTGCTTCTGATGCAGACGGAATAACATTCTTTGGTGGCTGAACTTCTGGCATAGGTATATTAGAAGTAACTGCATCTTCACAACAATCTATATCGCTACAGCCTAAACAAAATTTATAACTTCTGCTAGTTATTGGATACTTACAAGTCATTTATTTCACCTCCCAAGGAAACCGATATTCTTCTTAATCATGAATATCAAGCACTGTAATAAATCCATCCATATTATCTGTTATAGCCTGTTTATATTTTTCATCGAATTTTTCATCTTTGATAATATCTTTACCATTCCATGAATCTCTTGCAATAGCTGAACCGTCAGGAAGAATACATATGTAACATCCAAGCTTGTTAATATTTAAAACATCGCTTTGTTTTGCTCCATCAACAAGAATATATCCATCGCCAAAACCCATATTCATAAACCAATCTTCCTCATGGTACATCCATTTAGGTGTAATATTCTCTTTTAATGTTGATAAAAGACTTGACAAAAATAATCTGCCGTTTCTATCTTGTCTGTCATAATAGCCCCAATTATAATATTCTCTATTTGCAGATCCTTCTTCATCTACTTTTAGTTTTAATTCAGCCTTGTACCTGCCACCGATTTGATAGTAATCCCATGTAAAAACTGGATAATCAATCTGCTTGTCTTCTTCATCTGAGCCATATATAAGTTCTGAATTGTATGGCTTCATAATTGCTGCAATTTTATTCTCACTTGGTAATTCTTTTGTGAGTAAATGAACGCAATAATGCATTTAATTTTACCTCCTGTTCTTATATTCTCTGTAAAAATTTTCAAAAGAAACGAATCTTTCTTCCTATCTATTCTTTTTATAATCCTGAACCAAGTTACCACAGCATAATGGTAATTCTGCTTTAGCAGCTACATCTACAACTACCTTTAGACCACAACTCTCAACCTTTTCTTTAATCTTATTCATATTCTCCCAATTCCACTGAATTGCATCTTCAAGACCATGCTCCTTAGTAGCTGTCGTTGTATTAAGAGGTGTAATTTTAACACAAAACACATTCGGATCAAGACCATATAACTTGTTTGGATCAAGTTCCCATCCTGCTCCACAAATAAAATTCAGAGTGATAAGTCTATTGTTATTCGGCATATTATTAAATTCTTTCTTCATCTCTTCGATAGTTACAACATCAGCACCACCAAACAGATACTTTCTCTCATCTTCATTTGTGCTATTTGTTGAAATTTGAATGTGCATAAATCCGTCAAGATACTCTTTTACAGACATAACTTCGTCCTTCAGAACATCAACTGGACTCTTACCAAATACTTTCACTTTAGGAAGAATTGTGTTGTAGCAAGGCAAGAAAGTAAATCCTTCTCTATAAGTTTTCATATCTCTCATTACCTGTAAAATATTTTTCCAGTTATATTGTGGTTCTCCCATACGTGCAAAGCCCACTTTAATCTTGTCGCTCTTTGTGACCTGTGGATGCTGATTAAATACAAATTCAAGCTGTTCCCACATTTCTTCTGTAGAAAGATTTCCGTGAAATCCTAACTCTGGTACTAAACAGAACTGACAATGCTGTGGACATCCGTACTGTGTACTAATCGCTGTAAGCCACTTTTCCTCAAACGGAACGAGATTCTTTTTAATCAAA